TATAAAAGAGACAGTTGCTGATACAAGACCGCCACAATTAATGGCGCAGAATGATTATAATCCTTTTGAAAGAATAGGAGCTACCCAATGAGTTTTTTAAAACCTCCTCCACCACCTCCGCCGCCACCGCCACCTCCTCCTGCTCCAGCAATTACGCCATCGGCAAGTAAAACTCAGTCAAGAGCGCAATCAGCCATGGCAAATAAAAGAGGTCAATCAGCGGCAAACGTAACTGGTGGAACTGGACTGATGCAAGAAGCTCCGACATCAAAGCCAAGTTTGCTTGGTCAAAATAAATTGAAAGATTAATTAATGGCTGAACCTTATAGCGGCGTCCAAACGGTTGGTAGTGATACCGATAAACGTGGGGCAATATTAATGAAACGGCTAAGTACCTTGCAAAAGCATCGTGCTAATTGGGAATCTCATTGGCAAGAAATTGCTGACTATATTATTCCCAGAAAAGCCGATATTACCAAAAAAAGAACGTCTGGTGATAAAAGAACAGAATTAATATTTGATGGTACGGCTATTCATGCTGCTGAATTAATGTCAGCTAGTTTGCATGGCATGTTAACCAACGCTGCATCACCTTGGTTTGCCCTACGCTATACCGATAATGAGTTTGAAAGCGATGATGAGGCTAATGAATGGTTACATAAAGCTGAAGATGTTATGTACCGTGAAATATCCAGGTCAAATTTTCATGAAGCAATACATGAATTATACACCGATCTAGTTTGTTTTGGTACTGGCGTTATGTTTGTTGATACCGATAAAAATGGTGTTTTACGATTTAGCACCAGGCATGTATCTGAATGTTACCTTGCAGAGGACGAGATGGGTCGTGTTGACACCGTCTACCGTGAATTTCGTATTTCAGCCAGGGCAGCGGTTAGTCAATTTGGATTTGAGAACGTAGGCAAAAAGATTGCAAGCTCTTATAAAGATGATCCTAATGAAGAAGTAAAGCTGCTTCATATTGTAATGCCAAGAGAAGAAAGAGATCCAGTTAAACTAGATAGCAAAAATAAACCCTTTGCATCTATATATATGGATCCAGAAGAAAAAATTATTTTATCTGAAAGTGGGTACGATGAATTTCCATATATGGTTCCTAGATACTTAAAAAGTTCATTTGAAAATCAGGGTTATGGAAGATCTGTGGCAATGTCAGCGCTTAGTGATGTTAAAATGGTTAATAAAATGTCTGAAGTTGTCATAAGAGCCGCTCAATTGCATATACATCCTCCATTAATGGTTCCTGATGATGGGTTTCACATGCCAGTTCGCACCGTTCCTGGTGGATTAAACTTTTATAGATCAGGATCCAGAGATAGAATTGAGCCATTAAACATTGGTGGTAATAATCCTATTGGACAAGAGCAGCTAGAGCAAAGACGCCAGGCAATAAGAGCTTCTTTTTACGTTGATCAGTTAATTATGGGTAATAGTCCAGGCATGACGGCAACTGAGGTTATACAAAGAACTGAAGAGAAGATGAGATTGCTATCACCAGCACTAGGCAGGATGCAAGCTGAGTTATTACATCCATTAATTAACAGAATATTTGCTATTTTAACAAAAAGAAAAGCGTTTGAAGCAGCACCAGAGTTTATGCAAACTGGTGACATAGATATTGAGTACGTTTCACCTATGGCTAAAGCACAAAGATCAACTGATGTTCAATCAGCAATGCAGCTGTTTGGTTTCTTACAGCCTCTAATGCAAATTGATCCTTCTGTAATAGATTACTTGGATATTGATGGATTAGCCGAGCATATTATTAAAGTTACTAATGTTCCTGCTACGGTTGTTCGAGGGAAAGCTGATGTTGAAGGATTAAGACAAGAACGAGCCTCCCAGCAACAACAACAAGCCGAACAACAACAAATGATGCAAACGGCAGAAGCGGCTGGCAATGCTGCGCCAGCTCTAAGAGCCGTTGACAGCGCAAGTCCAGAAACTCAAGAAGGAATTGGCGAGATACTTGGTCAATTAGGAGCCGCTGAATAATGAATCCAGAACAAATAAAAATTTTATATAAAGAGGTATTCAATTCTGATAGCGGAATAAAAGTGCTTGAAGATCTAGGTAAACGATTTTCAATGCACAGCTCCACTTATGTGCCAAATAGCGATGAAACTGTCTACCAAGAAGGACAGCGTTCTGTTTTAGTTTTAATTAATAATCTAATCACCAACAAACAACCAGAAAAGGAATAAAAAAATGGATGACGTCCAGGTAGCGGATGCCCCTGAAGCTCCAGTAGTGGAAGCAGGACAAGCAACGTCTGAAGAACAGACATTTGACTTTAGGCAACATATTGACGAGGGATATCGAAACGATCCTTCTTTATCGACATATAAAGATATTAATGGGATGGCTAAGTCACTCATTAACGCTCAAAAGATGGTTGGCGCTGATAAAGTAGCGATACCTGGAAGCTGGGCAACTGAAGATGATTGGTCGCAAGTCTATAATAAATTAGGCAGACCAGAAACAGCGGATAAATATGATCTATCTTTTGAAAAAGGAAAAGAAGAAAACGGTCAATGGTTTAAGGATACGGCTCATAAAATAGGACTTAGCCAAAACCAAGCGTCACAGCTTTTGGCAGCTTATGGTGAAAGATCTGGTGTAGAAGCCAGCGGTGGTGAAGTTAATTTAGAGAGCCATCGTGTCACGTTAGAGAATGATTTGAAACAAGAGTGGGGCGATAAATTTGATAATAATATGGCGCAAGCTAATAACGTATTGTCAGAATTTGGTATGGCTGATCTTACAGAAATGCAAATGGCTGATGGCAAAATGCTGGGAGATAACCCAGAAGTTATTAAGTTGTTTCATCAAATAGGTGGATTTATAGCTGAAAGATTAGGTGAAGACCAGTTTAGTGGACGAGATTCACAACCAGGACTTAGCACCGCTGATATAGGAATTGAAATATCTAAACTAACGGCTCCTGGAACGCCATATTGGGATAAGCATCATCCAGAGCATGATAAGTACGTCAATGAGGCGTTAAGATATAGGGAATTATAATGAATACCTACGTTTCGTAGGTTAATGAATCTCAAGATAAGCAAGTTGCCCTTGAGCGCAAACCTTTGAGTAAGGTCGTTAAGTAAACGTAAATATTAGTTTGGTCTGTGTTTTTTCAGATAGCCGAATGCTTAATCTTAATCTTTAATCAATAAGGAGATGCTCAAATGAGTACAACAATAAGTACGGCTTTTGTTCAGCAGTTTAGCTCAAACATAGCCATGTTATCACAACAGATGGGATCACTATTAAGATCATCTGTTGACGTAGAATCTGTTAATGCAGAAAAAGCATTTTTTGACCAGGTTGGTATAGCAGCAGCGGTTCCTAAAACCACTAGAAATAGTGACACACCGTTAATGGATACACCACACACAAGACGTATGGTTACCATGACAGATTATGAGTACGCTGATCTAATTGACTCGTCTGACAAAATCAGAATGTTAGCGGATCCAACATCAACTTATGCAAGAGCTGCGGCTTCTGCAATGGGTCGAGCAATGGATGACGTTATCATTGCAGCAATGCATGGTGCAGCTAAGACTGGTGCAAGTGGATCCACAAGCGTTTCATTTCCAGCTGGTCAAAGAGTAGCGCATGGTTCAGCTGGCTTAACTATAGCAAAACTTTTATCGGCTAAAGAGATATTAGACGCTAATAGTGTTGATCCATCCATACCTCGTTTCCTAGTATGCGCTCCAGCTCAAATGAGTAATTTGTTAGGCACAACACAAGTTACATCGAGCGATTTTAACACCGTGAAAAGTTTAGTTCAAGGTACCGTAGATTCGTTTATGGGATTTAAGTTCATCATGTCAAACCGTCTGCCATCAAATGGAACTTCAAGACAAGTTTTTGCTTATGCTCAAGACGGGATGAAAATGGCTATTGGCAAGGAACCAACAGCGAAAATTGATGAACGTGCAGATAAATCCTACTCAACTCAGATCTATTACTGTCAAACCCTAGGTGCGACAAGAATGGAAGAGAAAAAGATAGTTGAAATCGCTTGTAACGAATAATTTTAAATAAATAAAGGAGAAGAAAAATGGGTGTTGCTTACTCAGTCCAAAAGACTAAATGGAATCAGAACGATCCTTCTGAGTTCATCAAGACAATCGAGCTAGGCGGAAGAATGCGAATAGCTTATGGTTCATTTACAGCTGCAACAGAGCAGTCTGATATCCAAATGTTCAATTTACCAAATGGGGCAAGAATCCTGGACGGTGAAGTTGTTCATGCGGCATTGAACTCATCAACTACTTTATCAGTAGGTCATGCGGCTTATAAAAACTCAGCTGGAACAGTGGTTGCTGCCGATGTTGACGAGTACAAAGCGGCTGCTGCTTCAACGTCTATTACGACTGTGGGTTGCGCTTTAACAGCGGCTCTTGGTAAAAATAGTGTTGTTAATGCTGATCAAGATGGCATTCCAATTACAGTAAGTTTGGCTGGCGCTGATGGCGCAGGGCTTATAGAACTTACTATGTATTATGTGCTTGATTAAATAACTTTAAATAGGGCAATAATTAGGACTTTTCCTAACTTGCCCTATTTTATTTTAAAGGAATAATTATGGCATCAGAAGTTGATATTTGTAATTCTGCACTAAATATGATTGGTGCTAGTAATATTATCTCATTAAGTGAAGATAGTAAATCTGGTCGTATTTGCAATCAGCGTTATGCATTAGTAAGAGATGCGGTCTTTAGATCCCATCCTTGGAATTGTTTATTAAATAGAGTTACGTTATCTCCTGACACAGCCACTCCAGAATTTGATTACGCCAATCAATTCACACTTCCTACTGATCCTTATTGTTTGCGAGTTCTTAGATTACAAGATCCAGATACGGTTCATAAGATAGAAGGAAGAAAGTTGCTTTGTGATGATTCAACAATTCAATT